TCATCAAATCAGAAACTACGACTCCTTCTTCGTATCCAGCAGCAAATGAAGAATCGTACTGAGTTTCATAGTTTGACAGATTTTCTTTGGCTCCTGTAGCTGCTAAATATCTTTGTGATTTGTTCGAAATAGCGCCAGCGTACACAACAGTGTTTTTTGTGCATAAAGCAGCGATTATTGTCACTATTTTGTCTCTATCTGAAGCGAAAGGAACAGAGTTCAAAACAGAAGCTAAGAAGATCGAGTCAAACTCCACTCCAGACGCTACTTTTTCAAGAAAAACGTCTGTTATAGCTCTTGACTCATCAATGTCAAAACCTGCATACATGCCACCTGTATAATATGGCTCAAAAGGCACGCAATCTACGCCCATAATGTCTTTCATGACCCTGGTTTTGTCCAAAAGGCCAGCACCAAAATCTACGACTGTTTCGCCGTACCACCTTTTCCACGCTTTAACGTGTTCTTCGTTCCTAGGGTCAAAATCAGACGGTTTTCGCTGTTGTTTGCCACTCTTCGACATCGCCATCATCATGTCGCAACACATAGACGGCATCAAGAACTCTTGCACATTCGCAGCACGCCTAAAAGAGTTGTATCTAAGCACATCTGCGTACTTGTCCTCAAGGTCATAATCCATAGAAAGTTTGTTTAGCATGATTCTTGCAAGATCAGCCTTACTTGAGTCCACATAAATGGTCTGAACCTGGTCCAAACCGACCTCTGCAGCGTGTTGCAGCCGACCAACACCGTTTACGACTTTATGGTCATCTGTTACGACAATAGGAATCGATGTTTTGCCCCAATGATAGAGACTTTCAGCCTGCCTTATCGCATGACCGAAGAAAGGCTGTATGTTCTCCTGCATAATTTTTTTTGTGTCCCCCACGTCGATACCCAGGCAAGGGAAAAATAGGTCAGAATCGGGTGGTATGTCAGGTAACGACTCCATTGACTCTTTGACTATCGAAAAGGGTATGCCTTCAGAAAGGCTCTCTCCAGAGTCGTTCTTGTGCATGTCGTTTGTAGCCCTGTTAAAGACGATATTTACGCCTTTCCTACGCTGTATGTCCAGGTCTTTCAAAATGACAACTGGGACTTTCTCTGCGCCAAGTTCTATCGCTGCATCAAGCCGCTGATGACCTGAAAGAACTTCACCCTCCTCTGTTATATACATAGGCATAAGCCAACCAAGTTTGCCCAGGGACAACTTGACTAGCTCAAATCTCTCAGGATCACGCTTTCTAGGATTGTAGTCTGCCCCTGTGACAAAAGAAGTAGCGACTAACTCTATATCGACAAACTTAGGAGACCTTTTCTTAGCCATTAAATTCGTTGTGACCAGTTGTGGGGTCAGCAACAGATGCCCAAACTTCAAACATAGATGCTTTCAGTTCTAGCATTTGACCTATCCGTAAGCCACGCTCCTCTTTAGACATATATCCCTCTGCAATAAGTTCTTGTTCCCATTCAGAGTACTGCTTACCACAGGTTGATATCGTCAAATTGCCAACTTTTATTGTTGCCACCCTTTTAACGTCTGCTGGGGCATCAAGCACCGAAGCAGGGTCTCTTTCAGCAGGTAAATCTTCCAATATGTCGTCTATGTCATCAGGACTAAACCCTGTACCATCTAAACTGTCAAGATCAAAAAGTACGCTAGAAAGTATCGAATTGAAATAGCCTGCTTTATCAGCAAGTCTGTTGTCAGCTAACAGTATTCTCCTAGCTTCATCATCATCGACATCCATGTATACACAAGGCACTGTTTCCCAACCTAAGGCCATGACAGCCTGCAACGTATTATTGCCTTTCAAGACCAGGTTACTTTCCTTCTGGACAACCAGGGGACGATAAATGCCGTTTACCCTAAGAGACTCTGATATTGCGCCTATGTCGCCTTGTCGAGCGTTCTCTGGATGTAGCTCTAACTCTTCGACAGCAACCCATTCACAGCTATCTAAACCGGAATGCGTGGGAGTCGCCCCCGAGACTGACCCCCAACGCTTTCCTTGTTTCGTTGGCTTAGGTTCTGGGTCTTCTGTAAGGCCTAACCGTTTCCTTATGGTCGATATTGCTTCGTCTTTGTCCCCCAACTCTTCGAGCCATTCAGCAAAGTAAGCGCCATCTACCAGAAGTAAATTTTTACCAACGTGTATTTTCTGTGTAGTAGGAAACATATCATCTTGCGATGGGCCTCCGCCACTACTACCGCCGAAAATATCTTCTCCATCTTCTAGTTGATAAAGTCTTTCTAGTGACCGCCTATCCCAGCCTGAACCGTCAAGGTCTGGCTTGATTGTTTCTATTAGGGAGATCAAACTTTGCACGTCATAAGTCGCTAAGTCAGATGTTCTGTTATCGGCCAGGAGTATTCGTTTAGCTTGTGCGTCATCTACGTCAACGTGAACGACTGCTATCTCTCTCCAGCCCAAAACATTCCTAGCGGCTTTCCAAGTATGGTTACCAGCTAGTATGTTTCCATTTCTAGCGTCAACTATGACAGGTGAGTACTGACCGTTCTTCTCTAGGCTTTCAGCTATCCCAACGATGTCGCCTTTCCTTGGGTTCAAGGGGTGAGACTGTATTTCATCAATTGGGATAACTGAGCCTTCCAAGCTCTTAGCTATCTTAGCCACTACTTTCTGCCGATTTTGTTGTGATCTCGACCATAGGTTGTCCACTTGTGAATCCATTGTTTCGAAACGCCTAAAGCGTTTGCCAGGTTTTCACAAGTTTCTCCTAGTTTGCGAGCTTCACGCAAAGTAGCTAAGTGAACTTCTTGAGCGTCTTGGTAAGCCTTGTATGCTTCCTTCTCTGCTCTTTGTGTAGTCATGCACTTGCTGATTATCTCATCTTGAGGTTTTGCTGCTCTTTTTGGCATTCTTATCTTCCTTCCATGCTTGTACGTATAGAGAGTTATAGGTTTGGGATCTTGGGTCCCAGTCCCATCTTTTAGTTCTACAGGAAAGCCCTCTCATCTTTGCTACCCTGTGAATATATCTGGCCATATCTACGAAGTCTTGTTTGCGTAAGTCTTCTTCAGTCAATACCCAAACTTCTCCATTTAGCCATTCATCCCACGGATAATTACCTTCTGGTCGGTTACCATGCCAGTGGGAGAATTCTTTTACTGTCTTAGCCATTTTACACCTCGGTTCTTTTGATAAATGATTTCACTAAGTCGTTAAGTATACTGCTAGTTTCTTGGTCTTCACCATCTGTGACCGCATCAACTACTTTTCTTTTCTCTTCGATCAGTCTGTAGATGTCAGTGTCCACTGTTTCTTCAGCTAACAAGTACCACGCAGATACGTTGTCGTTCTGACCGATTCTGTGACACCTATCTTCAGCTTGATCGTGTTCTGCTGGAGTCCATCCTTGTTCTACGAATAGAACATCAGATGCACTTGTTAGAGTGAGACCTACACCACCTGCCTTCATGTTGAGAACAATAACCCTGGCATTAGGATCATTTTGGAAAGTATCGACAGCTTGCTGTCTAGCTTGCTGAGAGTCTTTCCCTGCAACTCGCAGGTTACCATATTTCTGAGCTATTGCGTCAACTACTGATATGTGATGAGCGAACACTACTAGCTTCCTATCTGTACTATCGAGGAAAGTATCTATCCACTCACATGCGGCTTCTACTTTACCTTCTCCAGCTAAACGCTTGAGAGTCATAATCTGACCAAGCTGTTGAGCAGAGTTACCGTCACGGCCATCTCCAGCGAAGTATTCTAGAACACCAGCTTCAGCCATCCTGTAGTTCTTGTAACCTTCCCCACTAAGCGTCATAGGTATTGTGTACCTTGCTTTCTCAGGTAGCTCAGTTAGGACATCTTCTTTGTTCCTGCGAACGTAGCAAGTTCTACGAAGAATGTCATTCAACTCATCTAGGTTAGATGCGCCGTCGAAATGCCAGCCAAATCTGTCTTTGTATGCGCTCGCATATCTACGACCAAACTTGAAAAAGTTACCAAAAGTAACAGGGTCAAGATAACCAGCAATCGGCTGTAGTTCGATAGGACGGTTTGTAATTGGTGTCCCGGTCAATACAACCTTCCGGTTTGCTTTGATTCCTACAGCAACGCCGGTTCGCTTGGCTTTTGGATTCTTGATGTAGTGCGCCTCGTCCATGATAACAAGGTCCCAAGTGCGTGCGCTGATTGCATCTTGGTGCTTAGTTAACACATCGTAGTTAATAATAACCACGTCAGGCGTTTCAGGAATCTGCTCACCACCACCGTTGACGATCTGAATATCCCGCTCCGAAACCAACCATTTGGTCATTTCGTTCTTCCAATTGATCTTAAGAGAAGCTGGACATACAACCAAAACAGTTTTTGGAGCTGTAGCATTGATCACGCCGATAGCTTGTATGGTTTTACCTAGACCCATTTCATCACCGATCAGCGTAGATTGACGCTGTGTCGCATAAGCGATGCCAGCTTTTTGATACGGAAGATAAGACAGTCCAGCCGGGACCGGGATCTCAATGTCTGCATCAACAGCCTGAGAATCAGCAATTGCCTGATCGTTGTCTCTGAGGCGGGTAACCACCCACTGATCATCGACTTTGCGCACAGAATAACCAGCAGCTTTGACTGCTGCTTTA